GGTGTTTGCGCTGTGTTTATTTGCGCCCAGCTAGGTGTTTGTGAGTCAGTTACAGTATCCCAACTAGGTGTTTGTGAGTCATCAATCGGAAGCCATGTGTTAACTGAACCAATTTGACCGGTAGCTTGAACACCAGTAACTTGCACAGAATCAACAACAGGCTTGCCCCACGGTCCTGAAAAATATTGTCCTCTACTCCAGCCGCTATATGTTGTGTTAGCCATTATGCAAACCTTATTAATGCGCCGGTTGCTGTTTCAGCCGGAAAATCTATTCTAAAATCAGGGTTACTGGTTTTATCAATACCAAAGTCTAACACGCAAACGGCTCTGTTACTTTGAGATGAATTATATATCAGCGCTCCACGAGCGGTTATGCTTGATGAATTCCAGAAAGCATCCTCAAAGCTACAAACAGCAGTGGTTCCTGTTGTTTCCGGACTCTTGTTTGTAAGAGTAAACCCCCCTGCGTCGTAGTTTGTTCCGCTTACCTCGTTTGAAGTAGTGTAGGCTGTGGTTGTAGCATCTAAACTTGCGCTCGATGTGTACAAAGCTATTTTAAACGTGTGACCCCCAGAGGATTTAAAATTGTGTACCCCTTCAAGCACTTCTTGTTTAAATGATGTACACATTGCTTCTGTTATAGCCATAGTTACGAAACATCTCTTCTCAATGAGTCATATCGATACTCATCTCTAGAATTTCTGCCTTCACCCAAGTTTTTCAAAAATTGCAGAGCTTCGGTAAATCTTCCATTGTATAGGGTCAATAAATCTTGCTCTCCCTTCATAAAAGTATATGCCTCAACTAAAGAGCCGTAAAGCATTGCTAGAGTAGCATTTGTACCTAACCAGCTTGTCCCATCGCTAGTCGCGGTTATAGATTGAGGCCGATAAAAATAGTGTATTTCTGTGGAATACCCTTGATCTGGGGTAGGCGCGATTAAAAAGGTTGTATCATCAAAATCAGCGTAGTACTGCGGTGTACCTGTGGTAGCTGGGTTTGGTGTGTAATCCTGTAAAAACGTAACGTGTTTGTACAGCAAAAAATCGTTATTTGAGCTGTTAACGGCACTTAACGAAAAAGGCGCTAAAAAATCATCTGGCTTAGATAAAAACTTATTTCCAGAAGTAATTACCCCGGTAGCGTTTTTGCGAAAATAATCTAGTTGAGCCTCTTTTAAAATACGCTCTTCGGCATTCTGTATAAATGTCGGCAATTGATTAACAAACGTCGTTTCCGTGTTCTGGGTGTAATCTTGTATCGCTGTTTTTAAAGTTGTAAATGTAAAAGCCATATCATGCACTCACTGTTACGGGACCTGCGGAAGCAAAGCCACCGCCTCCCTTTGTATTGCCGCTAGTAGCTGTTCCACTACTGGCAGTAAATGTGTAGCTGTCTGCGTTTACTTTAGTAATAGCAAAACCAGCCGCTGTCTCTAAAACGGCTTCAGTAAACCCATCAAATGCTTCACAAGACCTAAAAGTTACCGTATCCCCTGTACTTCTGCCGTGTCCTGGTTCATTAACGGTAATTACCGCTGAACCACTAGAACCTGAAGTAAAAGGATTAAATGGAAGCAAAACCTCTACAGCAGGTTCTTCTCTGGCTGGTCGGCTTATGCGTAAAGATTGTGGGTCAGCTTTTACAGGTCTTGGATTTAACTGAGGCTGTTTAGCTTCATACTCGTCTTTGCCTACAAAAAGACCATTCCACTCCATAATCATGTCTTTTATCTTATAAGACCTGCCAGATCTATCTGAAATGCCTAATGCGTATTTTCCAGAAGCAAACCTAGCCATGTTAGATTCTCAAAGAAGAATAAGACGGAACAAGACGTAAAGCGGTTCTTTCGGCATCTTCTGACGCAGCACGTTGAAATTCTTCATCGTACATGCTCTTTAACATCGGAACTCGGTCCGGGGCTTTCTTAATAGCTATGTAATAAGCTAGTCCTGCTACCAAACAAGGTAAAAATCTAAAAGGCACATCTGCATTGTTAGTTGCAGCATCTGCATCTTCTATGCGCTTGATTCTATAGTATATTAATTGGTCAGTAGAATTTTCTGGAGCCGGCCAAACTGTTACTGTAGGCGTTATCTGCCTATCTATGTAAAATTGAGTTGGTCTTCCTTGAGTAGTCTTATCCGGAATTGTTAAATAATCTTGTCGATTAATTCGAGTAATAATTACATCAGAGCCATCTCTGCGAATCACAGCTTCTAGCATGTCCACACTGGCCTGACTGTTAGCTAAACTTGGGTCTGACGATATTGTTGTGCTTGCGCTACTTGAACTGCCAGTAATCGTTTCTCCGGCTGTAAAATTTCCAGAAGGAACTGTTATCGTTATAGTAGTTGAACTTGGCTTTGTAATAACAGAAGCCGTTACACCACTGGTTCCCCCAGTAATCGTTTCTCCAACGCTAAGATTAGTAGAAGCTCCTACCGTAGCCGTTATAGTGCCTACGGGATAAGAGGTAACCGCAGAAGTTGCTGAAAGATTAGCTAAAGACTGCGTAACTTGTTCTACTGTCCAAAGATTTAAACCCCTATTTGCCCAATCTGCAAACAAAAGATTCATAGATCTACGAGCAGTTCTAGAATCATACCCTGTTCTAAGCTCTAAACCACAGCGCTCAAAGGCTTCCTCTGTGATTTCGGCCATATCTAAATTAAAATCAACCGAACCAGAAGTCGCCATTGTTATCTCCTTAAAAAATCGTTAGCAATCACTAGGCATAAAAAGTAGTTATGCTTGCAGAAGCTCCGGCAGGAATATCTATATAAATCCCGTTTGGAAAAACAACGCCATCATCTGGCACAGAAGGCTCTATATAATCGTGCGTTGTTGTGGCTACCTGAGTTGAAAAAATGCTTGTCCCGCTTATAGGAGATTCGTCATAGTACGTTATATTGGCAACTGTGCCGCCAGTGGTACAGTGAAACCCTTTTAACCTTGCTCTTCCTGCAAAAACAACGGCTTGACCACCAGTAGTTCCTGCGGCAACTCCGACAGAAGTATTAGTTCCAATAGAACCATCTCCTGCAACTGAAGTAACTGTGTTAAAAAATTTTGTTCCAGTAACTGTAGTATTGTTTGGCCCGGTAATATCTTCAGTCAGAGCATTTCCTGCAATGTCCGTTCCGGTAACCGTTATAGTTACGCCTGAAATATTTCCACCAGAAGTTAGCGTTACTTTAGCGGCTAAACCCGTAGTGTGAAAAGTTCCTGCGGTAGCCGCATCGGTCAAAGTCATCGCAGCAGTGCCGGTTGTTGTTTGTAAAGCCGCAATAGACGCAGTAGAAGCAGAAAGACCGCTAGTATACGTTTTTACTTGAATATCTGACATATAAAACTCCTACAATTTAGGCGGGCAAAGCCCACCTAAACCGTGTTTACTTTACGCTATTTGAACGTATTCAATTATAAAAGTAAAAGAACCCGCAGTTGTAGCATCTACCGTATTAGTAATATTGCAGAAGATAGTTCTTTCAGTGTCTGTGTATTGAACAGAAGCAGGGGCAGTAGTGTCGTCCTGCGTTTGAAGAACCAAACTGGTTACAGTTACATTGTGTGCAGCAACAGTTGTACCACCATCTAAAATTTCATCCGTTTGAGCAGCAACAATTTGTGCGCCAGAACTAGCAGTCCCAACTTCATAACCAATGTCACCAGTTCCAATAACAGGGGAAACGTCACAAAATATTTTAATGTCTGTAATGATAGTGTTTGCTGGTTGAGTAAATTCACCAATAGTGGGGCTATCTCCAGCAGTTGTGTTGACCGTTACGCCTGTGGCAAAACCAACATGTTTGATGTATTTGTTAGTTACAATCCCTGTAGAGGCAATTACAGCCGTGTCTGTAATAGCACCTGTAGTCGCATTTTTTGAAATTACTTTAAAACCATTTTCTGAACGAACTGGTCCGTTAAAAGTTGTGTTAGCCATTTGGCCGACCTCCTTATTAAAGGTTTCGCTATAACGTCATAATAAGTGTCTGCTAGGGCAGTCAATTATAGCTTATAAAAATCCTAGTTATATTGAGGGTACACAAAAAAGAAAGGGGGCGCAATGCCCCCTTTCACATACTTTAAAAGTATTACGCGGCTCCTGGAGAACCGTATACGCAACGTGGATCTGAGTACCCGTAGCTGTAACGCTCACGAGCCTTAAATCTAACATTACCTGTGTCAAAGTCACCTTCCATCTTGGTAGACATTCCCATACGTTCAAAATGAACAAATCCTCTAGGAGCATCTGTTTTAATGAAAAACGCATCAGTGTCTGTCAAATAATGGTTAACAACGTACCCTTGCGGTAGCATCCCCATGTTTCGAGTAGCATTTACGTCATTATCCGCTGTACCCGGACGAAGTGTAGACTCAAGAAGACGATCCGCAACAAACTGCAATGCAGATGGGACAATCAACTTTAATCCACGAACAGATACTTTCAAACCTCTCTCATCGACAAATCCTGCAATGTCAATAAGTGCGTTTTCTAAGCTTGTTTCGTTTAGGTCAGCAGCAGTGCTTGGCTCGTTGCGAAGCGTGTTACCTGTCACCAAAGGGTGATCAGTAGCACACAGCTCTTTGCCGTCGCCTCCTGCAAAAGTGCTATCAAAAGCATTATTTAAGGTTGCAGCAGCTTTCACCTGTTTAGTGTGAGCCATACTGCGCGCCAACGCTTTTGTATAACGTGATGCAAGACGATCATAAAGATTATCTTCAATTGCTTCTTCAGTTATTGAAAAAGCAAGAGCGATAGTCTCATGTGTATACCGTGCGGTATACGCTTCTTGCGCGTCGTCAAAAGACACAGCAGAACCTTCTGACTTAACTGGCGCAGAACCAAATCCTGCCAGCATTACTTCTTCTTCAAAAGCTCGTTCTGAAGATTCAGTGTCATAGATCTCTTTGTCTTCTTGATCATACCTAGCGTACTCCATACCGAATAAGGCATTGAGTCCAGGCTCTAGCTCTTTAGCTAGTTGTGCTCTACTTATAGCCATTTCTCATATACTCCTATACGCCAGTGGTTGAAGGTGTACCCGCAGCAATGGAGCCCGTAGGCGCATTGAAAGAGTTATTCAACCGAACGATTGCACCGATTCCAGCAGAAGCGAAATCAGCATTTTCAACATCATCTAACCAGCCCATAACACGAAGTGCTAGGCTGTTGGTTGTAGCAAGAGTGCTGATAGCCAAACGTCCTAATGAAAGACCTGTAGCATCAGTTCCTGTTATACCTGTAGATAAGTTTGCGTTTAAAAAGACACTTGCACGAGCATTTGCCTTACTAGTCCATGAAGCATCCGTTGCAATCACATATAGCTGACTAGGGTCGTCATTTATAAATGCTTGAACTGGATGATTACTATCTGCCCCAGAACCGGGCCAGTAGTTGCTCCAAACTGTTTTTCCAGTGGTGCTTGAGACATATTGACATCCTTGGAAAACGCCTAGATGACTTACTGTTCCACCAGCAGCGTTAGCTGTGTGGTCAATGTACCCAGAAGCAAGAGGAATAACCAATTGTCCGTGGTATATTTTATCAGTGTTGTCACTAGCAATTTCATAAGGAGTATAGCCTGTAAGACCAGTGGAATTTGACCCTCCGCCCAATTTACTTAAAGGGCGTAGACCAAAACTTCCATTAATATTAGCCATTTTTTTCTCCTAGTCCTCGCTTTGAGGACCGCCAAAAGTTACACGAGATTGCCTGTCAGGGTTACTGATAGGCATCGCTGGGTGCTGTTCACGAGCTAAGTCGTTGTCAACAGCCGACATTTGATCGCGCGTTACACCGCGAAAGTAGTCGTTACGTTCCTGCACGACTTCAACCGGGACTCTTGCCAGAAGTAATCCTCCTACACCTATGACTCCGGCATGTTTGCCGTCTTCGACAGTTGGTATGTCAAAATCAGGGTATTCATCACCTCGAACCAGCTCCCAGCCTTCTCTTAACCTGGCAGATATGTTCTTACGATCATCAAAACCCATAACTTCAGATCTAATCCATCTGTGTTTGAATCCTTCTGGTGCGGGGGGTGCATC